TTTGATTTTATTAGGATTAGATCCTATGAATATACACCAGGAGGAAGTGGAGCACTTAGTATTTCTAATGGAAGACTAAGTGCTAAGGATAGATTGATTAAGGATGCCACACCCATTGAGACTGTGATCCTTCCCATGCAACCTAACTTCTCTGAATCTAATGCTGTTCAATGGGGTGGTGATACAATTAATCCCCTTCAATTGCTTGGTGCTAGTGCTGCTTCCACATTGATTGAGGGTATTGGAAACATTGGTCAACCAGGAATGATTGAGGGTGTGGCAGAGGGATTCAAAGAATTGACTAGTGATATCATGCAAGCTATTCAAGATCCTAATACAGGTCCAGCATTGATTGCTTACTTTGCTGGTCAGGCAGTTGGAGCAAATATTCTTGGTAGGACTGCTGGTGTCACACTGAATCCTAATCTTGAACTTCTCTTCAAGGGTCCAAACCTTAGGACATTTAATTTCAATTTCAGGTTCACACCAAGGAGTGAGGATGAGGCATTTGAGATCAAACAGATCATCAGATGTTTTAAGAAGAACATGGCAGTAAGAAGATCTGCATCAAATATGTTCTTGTTGACACCAAACATTTTCACCTTGGAATACATATACAATTCAACAGGGGGGAATGCTGGTCAAACACATCCCTACTTGAATATGTTTAAACCAATGGCAATGACATCATTCAATGTCAACTACACACCTGATGGTACTTATATGACCTATGGTGATGGGTCACTCACCCAGTATGATGTTCAAATGTCATTTGGTGAGATTGAACCAATCTTTGCTGATGATTATGATGCATCACAGAGTGGTGATTTAGATGTGGGTGATTATGATTCACATATCAACATGGGTTACTAAGATGGCAAACTATTTTTCTTATCTTCCAAACTTTGATTATGTAAACAGGATCCCTGGTGAACAAAACATATCCTCATATGTTGAGGTTAAGAATCTTTTTAAGAGGGTTAAATTAAATAGTGAGATCTTTCAAGAGTTAGCAAACTATGAGAAGTACACCATTAGAGGTAATGATAGACCAGATTTGGTTGCTCAAAAGGTGTATGGTAGATCAGATTATGATTGGATTGTATTACTTGCAAACAATATTATTAATATTCAAGATGAATGGCCAATGAGCAATCAGACCTTTGAAAAATACATGGAAAAAAAATATGGGGTAGAAAACTATTCCTCACCCCATCACTATGAAACTATTGAGATCAAGGACTCCAGTGGTAACTTGACCATACAAAAAAAGGGACTTGAAGTCCCTTCTGATTATACTATTTCTTACTTTGATATTAGTTTAAAACAACAAAGAAATATTACTAAAACTAATAAATCTGTATCAAATTATGATTATGAATTTAAAATTCAGACTGAGAAAAGAAACATATTCATACTCAGGGATACTTTGATACAGAGGGTCATCTCAGAGATTCAAGAACTATTGACATATCCAGAAGGTAGTTCTCAATATGTCAATAGAAGAACAGTTAGAGGAGAAAATGTAAACCTTTACTGATCAGGAGTCTGCGAGTTTAGCAAAATATGACATAGCGTCATCGCCATCATCATTGTCATCAGTAATGGATGTTGGTTCAGTAACTTTTGATGCCTGGTAAGAATCTTCAAGTTTTCTGAGGACTTCCTCTTCACTGACTGCTTTCTGTTCTGTTGCTGCGTAGTTATCATACTCTGTTTCATCTGGTTGTGGTGCTTGACGTGTTGACTTCTTACCAAGTACATAATCAAGACGCTTTTTCAGATCATCATAGGATTTAAACTGATCAGCAGCAATGAAAGCAGAAAGTGAATACTGCTTCTTCCAAAGTGCCTCAAGGGCATCATCATCATCCAATAGGACTGATGGAGCAGCAAACTCTGAAGAGTCATAGTTCCAGTAACCATCTTTCTTCTTCAGTTTCAGTTTGAAGTTAGCACCCTGCCAGAAGTCAAAGGGATTGATTGGTGTTTCATCCTCAAATTCAGGTTGCATAGCACCCATAATCTTATCAAAGATTTTCTTACCAAACTTGTAGAGGAATACTCCTCCCTCATTCTGAGGGTTAGCAGGATCTTTGACAACATAGATGTTGGCATAGAAGGACAGTTTGCGTTTCTGCTTACGCACAGTTTCCTTATCCTTATCATTACCACTATTCCAAAGTTCCCTGTTCAATTCACCAACAGGATCCTTCCCTCCCACTGTGGTTAGGGAGTTCTCAATATACCACCCACCAGGTCCTTGGAAGGCATGGGAAAAGAGTTTCACCCAGGGAAGATCTTCTCCTTCAGGGGCAGGCAGGAAGCGAATTACAGCATAGCCATTACCTGACTTGTCCATCTCTGGTTTCCAGAGACGCTCATCTGCACCCCCACCTTTGTTATTCATCTTGTCAGCTTCCTGAACCAATTTACTGGTCAAGGCGCCCAAAGAACTTTGCTTTTTTAAGTCTTTGAAAGACATTGTTTGTATTCTCCGTATTGAATGTATTTGGTCTGTGTCCTTTAGCTTGGTAGAGGATCAGGCAGCCTCTAATATAGGGTATTTATGCAGGGTTGTCAACCCTGATTTTTGATGCTCTTTTTCATGTTATTGATCATGGCAGTCATGTTCTTAAACACTGTTGGCAAATCAGTATTCTCTGGGAATCCAATCATCCTTGCCTCCTTCATGATGTTCTCTTTCATCTCCTGTGCTGCTGGATCCTGAGACAAACTGAGTCTAGTGTAAAGAACTTGTTGTTTAATTAAAAGTTCTTCAAGCATATCAATGTGTTCAAGTTTTTCATTTTCATCCATGATATGAAATCTGAAAACACTTTGATAGATCTTATGCTGGAGATCAGTAATATCCTGCATCTCCTTCTTAACAAATTCTGATTCGAAGAAACTCATACCACTATACTTTTGAGAATTTTTCTATACTTAATAATATCAACATGTAGGAATGAATCATACTTAGACATCCTCATAGAAAGAAATTTCCATACTGGATCATCAAGTTTTTTATCAAAGTTATTTTTGAATCCTATAACTTTATTTAAGAGAACCAAAGATTCAAGAGAAATATTTTTACCAAGATGCTCTTTCACAATGAGCGGGTGTTTTGTGCCCCTAATGTGAAACATGTCATCAAATTTCTTACCAGTAAATACATTTTCAATCTCTGTCTTAAATGTATAACTCAGGGATTGGAGTCTTTTTTTCCATTCTGTGTAGTTTTGTTCTCCATTTCTGACGATTTCTCCAATCCAAAGTGATTGTGGATCGTCGCAAGTGACAAAATTACTAACAAAAAACTCCACCACTTCTGAATCATCTTTCTGCCTGCTAAGTTTTTCAAAAAAATACCTATCACGTCTCTTATAGAAACTTTCAAGAGAAGCACGTGACTTACCACCATATCTATGGTAGTCATATTTTTCTTTTGTAAAGTGGTTCTTTAAACCAAGATAGGATTTGTAAGCATCAAAAGGTGTCACCTTGGGAATCATAATGGTAGTTTAGCATGACTAGTTTTTTTAAGGAGGTTCAGTTCCATTGCCTCACACTTCAATTTTTCTTTAAGGGGTTTGGACATCAACTTAGGAACTGATTCAATGTCAACATTATTCTTCTCACAGAAGAAGACAATAGCATCAATATATGACATATCTTTATTATCATGTGCAATACCCTCTATCTCCTCAGCAAATCTCTTTGAAGAGTAGAACTTATTCTCTATAAGTTTATTGATGCTGTCTTCAGTTGACTGTGGCATAATCTGATAACTTATATTCAACAAACTCTCTAATATATTTGGAGAGTAAGTTGATGTACTTACGCTTATCATATTCTTCATAGACCTTCACCTCTCCATCCTCGCATGTCATGATAATAACGAACTTCTTAACCATTATACCAGTCATCTCATATAACATGCAAGCATAGGCTGCACATTGTACAAAGTGACTATCCACCCATGCCCTTGGTTTGGGTTTCTTTGCTGTCTTAAAATCAATCACAGCAAGTTCAGATTCACCTGACTCACCAGTGTACTCAGCAATACAGTCCACAGTACCAGCAACACCCAGTTCATAACTGAATAGGGATTGTTCAATAGCATGGATGTTATCTATCTTATCCAGGGTAGGTTTTGCCTGTACAAAAAGGTACTGCGAAAGTGGTTGGACTCTAGGTAGTTTCCTATTAAGAAGATGAGACTCAGCAAGACTATGAAAGTCTGTGCCCCTAGATGTTGCCTGTTTGGTGACTCTGTTTGCTTCATCATTACCTACCTTTGCCCTCCACTCCCTGAAGATTTCACGTTGGTAATGACTAATAATGGAGGTGATGGAAACTAATTTTTTACCATTTGGAGTGTCATAGTATCTAACACCATCAATAGTCTCTCTTGTGAGACTAGCATAATCAATTTCAATGTGTGTGAACATTACATACCTAATTCATGTTTTGCTACAATGTATTCCTTGACCAGACCACTTCTACAAATATCTTCTGGTCCAAACTCTACCATACTGAATGAAGGCATGTTCTTGAGGATGCGAATGAAATCAATAATTCCATTCTTCTCACCAGTCTTAACCAAATCAGTTTGGGTAGCATCCCCACAGAAATGAATCTTGGAGTTCTCACCCACCCTTGTGATGATTGAGTCAAGCTCATGGAAGTTCAGGTTCTGGAACTCATCAACAATGAGGATGGCATTATCAAAGGTTGTTCCCCTGATAAAGGATGTGCTCCAAAAACTAATTGTGCCCTGTGCTTTCAAGTTAGCATACAACATTTCAAAAGCATTGTCATCAGGCATCTCAAACATATACTTTACCATATTCTTATAGGGAATCTGGTAGATGTCTGACTTGTCCTCATGGTCACCAGGTAGGAAACCAATCTCCCTGGTGGGCACAAGGGATCTAACAATGTATATCTTCTCATAAGGTGTCTTTTGATCTAAGACATCTTTAAGTGCATTATAGAGGGTGATAAAGGTCTTTCCTGTACCAGCACATCCATAAGCAACTGAATGTTGATCTTTGGCATACTCTTGAAAAAAGAGATCTTGATTCTCTGTTAGGGGTTCAATCTTCTTGATATAATCAAGATTGATTGGTTTTTTTCTTTTCATGACTTTATTACTCATACCAAATGGCACTGGATTATTAGTGCTTCCAATTCCTGCTTTACTTTTTCTTGGCATACTAGAAAGGTTTTACTTTTGAGCCAGGGGCTTTTGATGCTTTTCTGAGGACATCATTCCAACCAGGATTTTTGTTGACCAGCTTTTGCTGCCAGTCACCAACCTCACCTACGCCAGCACATCCTTGACTCCAATCCTTATCCCAATCAGGATTGTCCTTTCTCCATCTATCGTATTCTACCATTGTCATGGACAATGTTTGAGTTTCTTTCGTCACCTTATTAATTACAGGATATGTTGGCATAAAGTTACCTCAGTGTGTGTTTATTTATTAAGACCAGTCAAGCGCCTGTGAAATAACAGGAAACTGTTCTACAAAGATTTCCTTACAGGAGTTGGCAAGCTCCATATGTTCCCTCTGTGTGCCATTAGCAGACCTCAGATCTATGTAATGGACCCATGAGCGAATTGAGCCACTCATGTACATTCTTGTTGGGACACACATGGGAAGCACATTACGAGCACATTCCTTTGCCACGCCCCTTTCAAGCATCTGTTCATATAATGCCATGGCAGAATCAAACAGGGTCTGCATTTGAATCTGCATCTTCTGATTTTCAAAAGGATCTAAATCATTTGTACTATTTTGACGATTCTTTGTATCCTGCCTTCTCAATTCTGGGAGTGGAATTTTTTTGCCCAAAAGTGAGGAATCAGCATACCTTTGAGAGAATTCCTGATATGTGAAAGACCTATGACGCAGCACCTGAGCTGCAATTGCCCTGGTTGTGGATAATTCAAGAGTCATAAATGCCTGTTCAAAAATACTCCAATGCTTATGCTTAATACAGTATTTCAGAAGACCCTCAAAGGAATCATTGTCCTGATTCTTGGGATTTGAAACACGAGCACAATAAGCAATATGCTTTTCAGCATCTGGTGTTACTGATAAAAGAGTTGCATGATGCTTCATTTCTTTTCTGATTTCCTTACTTTCTTTAGTTCTTTGAGTTCATTTTTAATAATTTGATATGCATCTTCTGCACTTATCTTACCACCCATCTCCATGGCTGTGGTAAACTCAACCCTTGTTCCAAAGTGTTGAAGTGCCCTCTCAAATGTGTCTAGTTCTTCATACATTAGTCTGGATACCCATCATCGTCATTGAATACCTCATCATAGTCTGCAATAGGAATATCATATTTAGTATCATACTTATATGCCTGTGGATCAGAATAAACCTCTGATTCCAACTCATCAATTATAAGTTTTAACTTAGATATGATCTTTTTAAGTTTATCCTTTTCCATAAAAAATGGGGGTATTCACCCCCATTCTACCATCCTCTTGACGAAGTGGCAATCATTTAGTGTAAGTGTTACCTCTGTAACAGAAGGTGCCGTGGGTCTCTTTAGACTCAACACAACGAGTATCATACTCAACACCACGATAGGACGTGTGATGAATCTGAGCGTCATGCAAGGCAGCAACCTTTTTAATCT